TGCCCCAGTTGCCCGTGGTGAGCGTAGCGCCATTGTTAGAGTAGGTCCACTGGCCTGAGGCCCCCACCCATAGGATCTCGCCAGCGGGGCTTTGCTCATAGCCCTGGGCGTTGTAGATATTGAAGTCGTGCTCAAACTCGCTTCGGATCAGGTCGCTGATCTCAAAGTTGATTACCTCGTCCACGCTGTAGTTTTTCACCAGCTCGTAGTTGAAGTTGGCTGGTGGGCTGGCGCGGTTGCCCGACCAGATCTTCAGGTCTAGGGTCATGGCGTCCAGGCTGTCGTTTGTCAGCGTATTGTTTTTGCCCGTGTAGAAGATCGGGCTACGGCTCATCTTTAGCGAGTCTGGATCGCTTAGTACTGGAGTGCTCATTTCGTGGAGTTGAGGTCGTTGAGGTAATTTTCTATGTCCTTAGCCAGCGCCTTTTCAATCTGGGCTGGGAACTTTTTGTCCATGGCGTTCAGGGCGTTGGTCATGAAGAATGTCTGGTTTATTCCTTTGCGCTTTACGCTTCGGGCAATTACGTATGCTAGGCTTTCGTAGCTTTTGTCTGTGATCTTCCCCTTGGCGAAGCGTCCCGTTCCTGCTTCACGGAAGCGGATTCGCTTGGCTCGCATCCATTGAAAGATGCCGTACTGCATGCTAGGTCCCACCGTGTCGGTTCGGAACGAGTACGGGCTTCCATTTGGTGTCTTGTGCTGAGTTCCATCCACACCCTGGTCTATGAAGTAGCCGTAGTAGGCCATCAGGACCTCTGTGGTGAATGGCGTCTTGATTCCGTCCCCCTCAATTGGCGTATACTTAAGGCTTTTCCAAAGCGCTCCCGTGGTGTCAATCTTTTTTGCACGGCTTGTCCCGTCGTTCTGCTTATAGACCTGCTTACGGCTAAGCTGACGGCGTGCCTGAAAGATGACGTCCTCTACGGCGTCCTTTACTGCCTTTTGTACATTGAGGAGTCTTAGCATATGCTGAGCTCGTTATTGGCGGTGTTGATGCTCAGGTTCATGGTCCAGCCTGCGAGCTTATTCTCAAAGCGATCTAGGAATGGCTGGCAGGTTGCCGTGGTGCCGTCTAGCTGGTATAGGTCTGTGTTGAGCTGTCCCTTGATCAGGTTTGCAGCTAGTCCATTGCAGACCGCTAGCATGCTGTTGAGCACGTCCTGGAGGTTGTCCTGCCCATTGAACGGTTCCGTCTGATCCCGCAGGTCATTTTTGGGAATGTCCACGATGTCCATGACGATGACGTCAATATTGAAGTTCACCGTGTTGAGGCTGCTCCCCTGGAAGGTGGCGCTGTTGACGATGACGTGGGCCAGAGGGAAGATGCCCTGCTTGTTTAGGTCAATGTCAAAGATGTCCCCGAAGGTCACCACATTCACCAGGGGGTGGGCGCTCAGGTACTCGTTGATGTTTTCTAGGACCAGGTATAGGTTTCTCATTTTTTAGTCAGTTTTTCTAGCTCGCGTCGCTCAACGTCTGCCTTTTGTTTTTCGTAGGAAGCGTGGGTGAAAGCGAAATGGACGTTAAGCCCGCTAATTGCCTCAAAGCGAGTAGCATCTCCGTGCGCAAGTGTGTAGAAGAGGTGATACCATCCCCACCGTTTAGAGAAGCTCCCGACGTTGCTGAGCGAGTCGCCTTCAGCTCCCTCGCCATAGATGTCAGGATATCCTTGCACAATTCTGTCCCTAAACGGTAAATAAAATTTGCGGCTCCCATGGCTACCCCTAGGGGCATACCTTTCATGGCCTCCGCGTATTTTTCTGTTCCTTCGTATTCCTCAATGTTATAGAGCAGTCCGAAGCGCCCGTGCACTGGTCGGTAGAGGACAGCCATGACCTTGTGCATCTTCTGCCAGTCGCCCATGTTATCTTCTATGTCCGTGTACTCGCCCAGCCTGATGTCGTCTAGGTTGGGCACGAACCCGAAGTCCTTGCCGTCCATTTTGAACATGCGCTGCAGCGGGGCTGGCTTTTGGAACAGCTGCGATACCGTTTCAGATATTTCGTTTATGTCCGCCAGGCGCATCTGGTTTGCCTCTTTGAGGGTTACCCCACAAAAGATTTCCACCAGCTTAAGCATGCGGAAGTCGTCATCGCCCTGGGTGGCTTCCCACTTCTGGTATTGCCCTAGGGTAATGTCGTTTAGGGAGTCAGGTATTTGTACCTTGATCTTCATGCTGAAATAACCTTACTTAGAGCGCTCGTATTCCAACCAGACGGCACGCAGCTCGTTGATGTAGGCCATCCACTTTTTGGGGCTGCAGGTGCAGGGAACGAAGAGCACGTGATTGAAGACGCGGGCATGCGTCTCTGCAATGAAGCGTTGCTGGTCCGAGCTCAGGGTGCGAGGGTTCTCAGCGTAGAAGCTGGTGAGCCAGTTGTACTCCGCTTCGGTCAGGCACTCCACCTTTCCGTAGGGCATCAGCTTGTTTAGCTTTTCTTTTCTGGCGTCGCAGCCGCAGTCCACTCCCGTGGCTTCGCTGAACCAGTCCACGACGGCTTTGATGCCCGTGGCTGTGGTGATCTGCTCTATGGTGTCACCAAGGCCTTTCGCCTGCTTCCTTGTACGTGTCGTAGGTTTCTTTGCAGTTGGTTTGGATTCGTTCTTTTCCATTTTTGATTGTGTTGAAGATTGATCGTAGTGAGATTTTGGTTTCGCTGCTCAGGTCGCGCATGCTCATTTCGGAGTTCATGTAGATCGTGAACAGTTTGTTGTCGTACCAGTGCCAGGATTTGACCTCGTCCCAGATCTGGTCTATTAGGTCGCTCATCGCTTGTTCCTGCTCCACTGGGTCCAGGTCGTAGCGATCGGGTGGCATTTGGTCCGTGAAGGTAACCTTGCTTTTGGCTTTGGCGTAGTCCGTGTACATATTCCGCAGGGCCACGTAGACGAAGTAGGTGTTGACCTCCGTCTCGGTGTACATGATCCGTTCGGGGGTTTCTACGTACTTGTGCATGCGGATGTACATTTCCTGGACGATATCTTCAGCCAGGTGTTCTGGGCATCCAAAGCTGCGGACCATACGGATCCAGTCCTTGTGCTTTGTGGCGAGTAGTTCTAGTAGGCTCATCGGATGGCGTAGCGTCCGTAGTTTGGACGTGATAGTTTATTGTAGGTGGCATAGCGCAGAGCGTCTGTGGCGTGGTTAAACGCGTCAATGGGCTTATTTAGTAGGTTGCCGTTTTTATCCTCTACCCATTTGTAGTTCTGAAGTTCCTTGATTAGGTTGCTGCTTCGCGGGGTGACAAATAGCTTGTGCCGCTTGAGCATGTCTATGCCCGCGTTCACGCTGTCGGCTCCCTTCTGCGTGGGTTTCACGTTCCAGCCGAATCGGTGCAGTTCCTCAATGGACTTTGGCTCTGCGGAGTCCGCAAAGATTTCCGTCCTGCGATCTGGCAGCAGCTCCCGCAGGCGATTGTTGAGGTCGCTGTTGGTCATGCCCGTCTGGTATAGCAGCTCGTCTAGGTAGAGGGTGTCCCCGCTTTTGTAGACCGCGACCAGGGCGCTGGGGTCATTGCTGTATCCGAAGTCAAGTCCCATTGATAGCAGGGTTGCCTCGCTGGGGATCTGTGCCGTGCTGAATTGGAATATGGTCGCTCTGCTTTGTCCTCGTTCCCCGAGACCGTATACCCTCCAGTAGTCCTCGTCTGTGTCTCTGAGGCGTTCTATTTCGTCCTTGATGACGGAGTCCAGGAACGGGTTGTCTTTGTAGGTCGTCTGGTAAAAGTCGCAGTCGTCCCTGGGAATGACCTTGTCGTAGATCCAGTGGAAGGTATCTGACGGGTTGTAGTCCAGGATGACCTTGCCCTCGGTACGGAAGATCAGTTGCTGCCAGTCCTCGTAGTAGAGCTCATTGGCCTCGTTGATGTAGAGCAGCTGGCGCTTGCGTCCTCGGATCTTCTGTGGCTGGTCTAGGCTTATGAATTCTACCAGGTTGCCGTTGAGGTAGTATTCGTGGCTTGACTTGTTATGGTATTCCTCGTAGTAGATTTCGTTGTTCCGCAGGATCTCAAAGAAGTCCCGCATGACCGAGGCCCGCAGCGAGGGGAATGTTTTACGGCAGATTGTTATGGTCTCGCCTTTGTGCTTGTCCGTGTAAAAGAAAATGATCCAGAGTAGGATATTGTAGGTCTTGCCTGAGCGCGTTCCTCCCTGCTCCACCGTGATTCGCTTCGGGGAGTGCAGCAGGTGCTTGTAGACCACGTTCGTGTCAATCCTCTGGTTCAACGACATTTATTGTGAATAGCTTGTCGCCCATATTATGCACTTCCTGGCGCTCCACGTAGCCTCGGTTTTTTCCTTTGGTCTTGAGGAAGAAGATCGTGGCTGTGGCATTGCCGTCGGCGATCTGTTTGTGTAGCTGGCTTTCTGCAAAGTCCAGGGCTACGTTCTGCAGGTCGTCTATCGCTGTGGCGAACTCGGGGTCCGTCTTCAGGTACTCGTAGTAGGTCGTGCGGCCTATGCCCACCTTTCGGCAGGCGGTTGTCACCACACCTAGGCTTTGCTCCATGGCTTCCAGGAGTGCCTTTTTAGTCTGTTCTGTTCTGTTCATGATTAACTAACAGATGTTATCAATTTGCGGTCCAAGGCTCGCCGTTAATTTTTATTTCCAGCGTCTCGTCCAGCAGGTGCATGCGCTCTATGATGACCTGGCAGTAGCGGGGATCTAGTTCCATGCCGTAGCAGATGCGTCCCATCTGGTGTGCGGCTACCATCGTGCTTCCTGATCCTAGGAATGGGTCGGCTACTAGGTCGCCTGGCTTTGTGCTGTTTTTGATCAGCTCTGCCATCAGGGGGATTGGTTTCATGGTGGGGTGGACGTCATTGCGCTTTGGCTTGTCGTGGCGTATGATTGATCCTGGTGCATCTAGGAATGTCTGCAGCAGTTTCTGCATGTCTTCCTTTTTCATTGTGCTCAGGTCTATTTCGTTTTCAAAGATCGTATCGTGGGTGCGCTCGTCTACAAAGTAGTGTCCTGCTCCTTCCTTCCATCCGTAGAGGATCGGTTCGTGTCGCCACTGGTAATCCTGGCGTCCTAGCACTAGTGAGTTTTTGACCCAGATCAGGCATTGCTTTAGCAGCAGGCCGTTGTCTATGAATGCGCGGCGGAAGGCCAGACCTACGCTGTCGCTGTGGAAGACGTACCACACGCCACCTGCTCTGGTGAGGTCTGTGAAGGTGCGGAAGGCGTCATTGAGGAAATGGTAGAAGTTGTCGTCCGACATTTTATCGTTCATGATCTTCAGGCCGTTGCTTCCTTGGTAGTCCACGTTGTAGGGTGGGTCTGTTAGTACCAGGTCCCAGCGATGTCCGTTGGCCAGCTTTTCACCGTCGGTTTGTTTTGTGCTGTCCCCGCACACTAGGCGGTGGGGTCCTATTTCAATGACGTCGCCTGGGTTGACGATGCTCTGGATGTCTTCTGGTATTTCGTAGTGGTCGTCCTTGCCTTCTGTTTCGTCTACCTCTAAGACGGGTAGCTCCAGGCCCCAGTCTTCTAGGTCTTGTGCTTCCCACTCGTTGGCAAGCATGTCCCAGTCCCACTCACCGAAGCCTACGTTGTCTTTGATGATAAATTCTGCCTTCTGCTCGTCGGTCAGCTGGTCGGCGATGATGATCGGCACCTGGGTGAGGCCTGCTTCGCGGCATGCCTTCAGGCGCATATTCCCTCCCAGTACCACCATGTCCTTGTCCACTACGATCGGACGCAGGTCCAGCATCTGTGGGAATTCCTGGATGCTCTTTACGAGCTTTTTGAATTTGTGCGCACTGATCGTGCGTGGGTTTTTCGGGTTGGGCTTGATGCTATTGATGTCTGTGTACATAGTTTGCGTTGTGTAGGTTTTGTAGCCACTCTTTGATGTCCTTTCGGTCGCCGTATTCTATATGGCACTTGCGGCAGAGCGCCATTAGATTTTCTATTGTGTCAGCCTCTTTGCTTCCGCCCATGCCTCGGGCTTCTATGTGGTGGATGTCCACGGCCTGGGTACCGCAGACCTCGCAGGGGATCCAGTCGGTTGTGTCGTAGCCCATGCCCTGGAGGTAGATCTTTGTGTGCTTTTTCATTTTCGGTAGATCCAGCAGTCGTCTATGAATGTCGCGTGGGGTAGTAGCTCGTCTACGGCCTGGATGACGCCTGGCCAGTTTGGATGATAGTCGTCCCCTGCTATGTAGCCTCCCCTTTTGACTTTGGGCATCCATAGCTTGATGTCTTCCTTGACGGCTTTGTAGGAGTGGTCTAGGTCTATAAACACGACGTCAATGGATTCGTTGGCGAACTTTTTTGCTGCCGTCTTGGAGGTGGCTTTGATGGCCTTGTACTTGCGCCCGCCCATGTTCTCTAGGAATAGCTTGTAGATGTCCCTGGTCTTGGCGAGCTTGTAATAGGAGTCCAGGTATTCTGTCGTCCCCTTGAACGAATCCACGATCGTGACATTTTGATGGGTGGATTTGTCACAGAGGTAGGCGCTGGACTTGCCCAGCCAGGAACCTAGTTCTACGAATGATCCTCCCTCTGGCACCTGGGCGAGTAGGAAATCGTATGCGGCTTCGTGGTTAAACCAACCGTCTATGTCTTGGTATCTTTTCATTTGAGATAGTTGTAGTAGCAGAGGTCTTCGTCTATGACGTCAATGGGTCCGCGCTGGGCCAGTTGCTGGGCGAAGACGCCGTCGGCATCGTAGGCTTCCGTGTAGCGCATCCCTGGCTGTGGTTTGTACATGTAGCTGGCGGTGTCCACCTTCCCTGGCTTAGGATCAGCGGTAGCCTTTAGTCGGCGTCCCTGGTTCCAGGTCACCATGATCGCGCTGGTGTTCATTAGGTCCTGAACCCTATCGGCGAGGGCTGGGTGGAATAGGTTGTCGTCGTCTAGCATGTAGACCCAGTCCTTGTCCGTGAATGATTCCTCGTAAAGGTCCAGGAACTCGTTTCGTAGTGGGTGGCCCCAGGATCCCGTGCGCAGGCTGTAGATGCTTATGTCGGACGGGCTTGCGTAGAATCCTTTTACGGTGCGGTCAAAAAGAACAATCCAGGTCGCGTGGCCTGGTATCGTCTCTTTGATTCGCTTTAGGTTTTCTGGCCTAGAGCACGGTGTCACTATGTAGAGCATCGTAGCGTATCAGGTTGATTGTCTGGATTGTGTATGCCTTCAGGTCCTCCTTCAAAGATAGGGCGAGATCTTCAACAAGTTTGGGGTTGCTGTTGAGTCTTTTTACAGCCGCCATCCAGTCGTTTCGGAATCCTATGGCGATGCAATTCTTTTCGTTTACATAATCGCTGTAAGGCGGGACGTCGGAAACGATGATGGCGCAGCCACTGAATGCCGCCTCTATAAGTTTGAGGTGGGACTTGCATCCAGCAAAGGAGCTGGCATTGAGTGGGGCGAGGCTGACGTCAATGTAATTGTACATTGTGTGATATTCCGACGGCTTCATCGTGGGGATTATGTGTTTTGCCTTGAGGATCTGTGGGTAGCCATCCACGTCGGCCACGTAGGACTCCACCTCTGAGAGGTCTAGGTTTGTGGCCTGCAGGTCCTTTTGGTGATGCTGGCCTGCTATGTATCCGAAGCGCACCTTATCTGACGGCTCGCGGTTGATCTTCCAGTGGTCTGGATTGATGCCGTTGGGGACGATTACAATGTTTTTATTGTAGACCTTGACCTTGTTTGCTAGGCGTCGGTTGGTCACCCATACCTGGTCCGCCACCTTCATGCTTTGTATGATTTTTTCACTCAGCATCCGTTCCTCGTATGCTTTACTTAACGGGTGGCTTGAAGGAAGTTCCCACCAGTCGTCCTGGTCTATGATCAGCTTGACGCCTGACGCCTTGCAGAGCTTTACGAAGTTGTCCAGGGGTGATACTGGGAATGCTCTAAATCCAATGACGTGAGTAACCTTGTTCCATATTTCTGGATCTATGTCTGTGATCTGCTCTATGAAGCAGACCTCAATGTCCATAGCCATAAGTGGTGTATATATTCTATGCCAGGCTACCCCTGAGTTTTTTCTGGTGAAGGCCAGGACGAAGGTCGGTTTCATTTCTCGTTGGTGTTAAAGGTTTCATTTAATAGTTCTGCTAACTCCTGAGCATCTTCTCCGATAGAGCCAATCTTCTCGCCATCTAAGAACACATCGTATCCGTAGGTATCGCAGCATCCATCACCGCAGGTTTGGTTGTAGTATTCAAGTGTTATTTTCATTTCTCGTTCGCTAAATGTGTTAAATAGAGGGAGTGGCTTCGGGTCTCTCAAGGTTACTGGTTAGCCTGATTTCACCTATACTTATTCTAAACCTTTTTTCAGTATAGTCACCTTTATCAGTGGTGTGCTAACTACAGCGTTGCTGACCACCCCCTCATTTATCGTTGCGTTTTAAGAATTCCAAAAAGTGCCAATAAATTAAAATACTGGCATTTTTTTGAATGTTTATATTTTGCCAGAACTCTGTTTTATTTCCGCTTTTGGCGGGTTTTCACTTCCGATGTTGGTGCTCCAGTCTTGCTTTTCCACCCATCCGCAGCCGCATGTTATTGCGCTCCAGGCGAAGTGGTAGACCGTTACCGTGTATTTGCCGCATGGACAAGTTATTTCCTTGCCTTGCTTGCCAGCCCTGGTGTGCTTGTTTACTGGTTTCACTTCATTATGTCTTTTAGCTGATCGTAGACGGACTGAGCCGCTTCGCCCCAGTACATTTCGCATTTGCCATCCTGGTATGGTGGTGTCAGGAAGTATGACTGGAGCTCCGATGGCTTAGCCAGGTAACGGTAGCACGTCAACTTGAGGTCGCAATTTGCGCCGCTGCATTTTGTTATGTCCGCCATGCTATTCGTGCTTTACGCATCGCTCCCTGCACTCGCCGCAGCAGTTGCAGCTTGGGAAGAAGTTCTCTAGGTTTGAGCAGTCGCCGTAGCTGATCGGTTTTGCCGCAGCTGATGCACTTGGCCTCCACCTCATTTTCGTTGAAGATCTCGTTGATCGTGTCTGGGTGGAAGCCAGCAGCCAAGGCCACGCTTCGTGCCATGTCAAAGAATTCCTCTGTGGTGTCAGCCAGCGAGTTCTGGACCATGTAGGTGTTCCCGTAGGCGTCGTGGTATATAAGTGTGGGCTTTTTCATTTTGTTTTTCGTTCTAGCCAGCGGCGGTACATGTTAGCGGCTACCGCCAGGCGCTGTGGTTTGAAGGGATAGTCATTTGCCAGGCGAGCCATGGCGATCCTCATGAAGGCTTTGCGTTGCTTTTTCATTCTAGTGTTCCTCTTAGGGTGTAGTTATCTAGGCTGTTGTGCAGCTGGAAGAAGTGCTTGTAGTTCTGCAGCGATTGCTTGACCTTGGCGTAGCCCTTATCCAGGAAGGATTGCTTCACGTCAAAGATTCCTATGTCTAGGCTGCCTTTGTCTATGACCAGGAACTTCATATTGTCGGCTGGGACTTGGAACATGGTGCAGTAGATCCAGGCTTGCACATCGTAGCCATACTTGTCTGCGCTGTACTTGAAGCCGTTTATCTCACTGGTACTTTTAAGATCGCACATGAAGTTGTATCTGGCGTCGTAGATGTCTGCCTTGGCTCGGAAGGCGTAGCCCTCCAGCATTTGGATCTCTGGCTTTTCAAACTCGCATCCTCGGATCAGATCCAGGACGTGTTCGTTGCGCAGGGCCGCATCCACGATCCTCATATTGTCGTCGTAGTCCTTAGCGGTTAGGACGATCTTATTGCTTTTGGCGTTGGCCTCTTTGTAGGCTTTGGCCACTCGGCTTTGGACGTCTACCACTTCAAACCGTTCTGCGAACATCTCTGGTTCTAGGATCATCGTATGGATCAGCGTTCCTATCTGTAGGGCTTTGCTGTCCTTTTCGTCACCGTATGTGGTGATATTGTAGTAGCTCTTTGGTGACTGTAGCAGCTTGATGCTGGAGCTTGACATGGCGTGCTTCCCTAGGTGCCCGTAGTAAAAGTCATCATCGTGCATTTTGGCTAGGATCGCTTCGCGGTCCCACTGTTCGCCGTTGAGTAGTGTGATCATTCGTCGCGGTCGTTAAAGTCCTCCCAGTCGCAGTAGTCGCAGTGGCCCCACTTGTTTAGCGGAGCGTTGCACTCGTCGCAGACGTCAGCGACGTCCCATGGTGCTGGTGATCCGTATTCGCTACTCATTGGAGTAAAGCGTTTACGATTGAGTCTATGCCCGTGATGACTAGCACCAGGATGAAGATTAGGGTGTAGCCTACCAGCAGCGTTCCTGCTTCGGCTAGGGTCAGTTCAGAGAGTTTTTTATTCATTGTGCGTAATTTGGTTAGCCAATATTAGCACAAGTTTTCCACACTCACAAACTTTTTGTTATTTTTTTTCGCGCCACGAATTGTAGCAGACAGCCAGGCGCTGTTCCTGATCTGGGAACTCGCCCTTGAGCTCAGACATGCAGCGCCCGATGAACTCGTCCTGGCTCTCGCTAGCGCTCGGCTTCGGGATCGGCATAGCTTAAGTATATAGGTTGAATGGCTACCAGGTCCTCTTTGGTCAGGTAGGTGAATACGTCCTTGCGGTTGTGGCGTCCCAGCCATTTGTAGAGGCCATCCTCTGGGCTGATAAAGTTTCCTCGGAAGACCTTTTCCTCGTCGTAGGGATCGCAGAGCAGAATGCTCAGCTCGCGCAGCTGTCTGGTTTGCACCACCAGGAACTCCCCTGGGAACTGGAATGCTATGTACTGGGCTTCGCTGTGCTTTGAGGCCCATCCTGGCAGACCGTAATTGTTTATCATTTCCACCAGGATGTATCCGTCTCGGTGCATTGGCTTGAGGCCTTTGACGTCTACTTTTTTTCCCTCCCAGAAGTAATCTATGTGCCGCTTGTCTTCCTCCAGTGTGCCTTTTTGTGCTCCAGTTATTTCGCGGAAGATTCGCTCGCCTTCCTCGGCGATGTTCAGGCAGTGTTTTTTTCGGCCTTCGTTTTGATACCAGTCTGGTCTATAGCTTCGCGACATGTTCTGAGAGCACCCTATCTAGCTTAAGTAACCTCTGGCGTATGTCTTGTATCATGGCTTGGATGTCCTCTGTCGGGAGTAAGGCTTTGGTCTTTTCGTTGTATAGGGCTTTGGTATAAAGATAGGCGCTTTTGTAGACCTCCAGTTTTAAATCTTCGTCATGATTTCTGGTGTAGTGTATTACCGTGCTGTAGTCCTTGCCTAGGCTGTCGCCGATCTGCTTTAGAGTGTAGTAGGGCCGCAGGGCGTTGGCGTATGCTTTACGCACCATATTTGTTTCACCGTTTCGGCTTGTGCCTGCGATGTCTTGACTGTACTTTTCTGCGACGGCGTCGCGGATTTCGGTGATCATATTCATTTTAGTGTTATGTGTTGAGCTCGGCCTTCAAGCTGTGCCTGGTCTAGGTTTCTCCCTGGCACTATGTAGTCATTGCTGTCTTTAATATTTCGGAGGCGGTAGTATCGGTAGTGGGCGCTTGTTTTGTCATTGCTTTTCTCGCACCACTCCGTTGTCTTTTTTTTGCTGCACTCAGGGCAGAAGCTCCATTGATAGTAGACCACGCGGTAGATTGCTCCCGTCTCTTTGTTTAGGACGTAGTCGCCTTCCTGGAGGTTGGTTATTGATCCTCTGCCCATCGGTCTATCTTTTCCTGCAGTTCCTTGACCATGGCCTTGTACTGGCTCAGCTCGTAGTTCATTTTGGCGTTCTCCAGCCTGGCTTCGTTCATGAGGCGGTTTGATTCGCGCTCGTAGTTTATGAAATAGTTCAGGCAGACGTCTATCATGCTGAGGTCTATGATCCAGTCTGTGATGCTGTCGCGCAGCTGGTCATTGCCCGCAGATAGTCCGTAGAGGCCTTCCTGCACGGCGTGCATCTTCATTTGGTGACCTCGTATGATCAGTTCGTTTAGGGAGCTAGAAAGGGACATCGGTTTCTGGTTTTGTTTCGTGTAGCAAGTTCTTGTATCCGATTGAGAATCCAACGTTATTTTTCATGGATTCCAGGCGGATCGGTTCGTTGAGGCTGGATGGGCGTCCTCCCGTCTCTATGTCTTTGACCTTGCGGACGTGGATGTCCGTGTAGATCCAGTCGTGCTCATGCTGGGTGTACCTATGTATGACAAAAAATTCGTCGGCCCTATTCACAAACTTGCCCCCACCTTCAACGTCTGCCGCCATTGGCGGGATCGGGTGGCCTTCGTACTGGTGTCCCTTGAGGTGCACCCTGCGCAGCGCTTCCGTGCTGGGGTGGGTGTTTAGGATTACCATGGCGTTGTGTGTTTTGCAGAAGACCCGTATGTGGCTGGTGGCTTCGTAGTGGTACTGGTGCTCGGAGACCTTACCTAGTTTTTTCTGGTTTATAGTCAGGGCATTGTAGGGGTCTATGATCAGTCCCTGGTATGGGTTTTCCGCGTGGAGTGCGCTGCAGGTTTCTAGCAGCGTGAAGATGTCGTAGGTCTCGTCTGTGCGGATGAAGTCGTAGTGGCCTAGCACAAAGGCGTGGGCTTTGTAGAACTCCTTGTCGTCCATCCCTCGGATCGGTTTACCGACGGTGAACTCTATGAGCTTTCGCTGCAGGGATCCGACCTCGTTCTCGGCGGAGAAGATCATCCACTTGGTATCGTTGCGCATGGTGTGCAGGAGGCTCAGGTACATGATCACATGGGTCTTGCCGACGTTGGCGTGTCCCGTGACCACGATGAAGTTCCCCTGCTTGAATCGCATGAAGTCGTCTATTTCGCGGTGACCGAATCGGCTGGCCTCTTTGATCTTTCCGCTTCTAACGCGCTCCAGGTAGGAGAGTGCATCTTCGCTAGTGTAGAGTGATTGGTGTTTCATGATGCAAGTATAACGAAGAACCCCCTCGCGTGGAGGGGGCTTTTCGCTTTAGAAGGGGTCGTCTTCAAAGTGATCCTGGTGGGTCCGTCCTGGCTTGTTCAGGATCCAGGCGTTGATTTCCTCCGCCGCTTTGAACATTGCGTTCATGTCTAGTCCGTGGCTTGCTGCCAGCTCCACCGCAGCCTTGATTGCCACCTGGCGTACGATCAGCTCGTCTTTGCTTCCCGTCTGCGCTGGTGCGCTCTGGCTTCCGCCGCCCGAGTAGGATGGCGCTCCGCCGCCGTACTGGGGCTTGTCCAGTTTCATGGTTCCCTTTTCGTTGATGCTGTGGGCTACCTCGTCGCCGATGCCGAAGCGCAGCTGGGGGGTTTTCCCGAAGACGGTGCCTTTGTCGCCCGTATCTAGCGTGACGTCAAACTTATAGAGGTCTCGCCATTGTCCCGTGGGGGTGATTGATGTGATCTTAGCCATTGTAGTTTAGTTTATTATTGATCCAGTTCATTGTGTTGATTTGGGCGTCTAGCACCGCGTTGGTCTCGTTGAGCTTCGCGAGGTGAAGTTCCCGTTCTAGCGCTTCTATGCGGGCTTCGTAGAAGCTCAGGAGTTGCTCTAGGCTTGATTTACTTAGGTTTGTCATTGTTATACGTAATTTGGTTTCTGCTAAGGTTGTACAGATTTTCCACATACGCAAGTCAAACCTTGAGAAATGTAATAATTATTTCACCCTTCGTGATCGTGGGGTCGTGAGTTATGTGCATGGCCTTGACGTACTTGGGACTGTCGTCTGGTATCCCGCCCCAGGTTTTGAATGAGTCCAGCGCAAACTTGACCGCCATGATCTGGTTGTCTAGGTCCAGGCGCAGGTTGCTGGTGACCTTTACCTCCATCTGTTCCCAGGTCTGTTTGGGGTAGTGCTGGAGTTGCTCCAGGATCAGCAGCGCAAATGTGTCCTTGTGCTTTTTGCGGATGCTCCAGTGCTTGGAGGCGTAGAACTGGTTTAGGCTGGGTATGTCAGTCAGCCTGATCTGGATTGTCCCATCCGCAGCGGTCTGCGAAGTAGGGATCCAGTTCTGCGATTTCAGCGAGTCGCTTTTTTTCATACTCTTTGGCGTTGTGGCGAGCCTGGGGGCTGCAGTCCAGGTTTGCGAAGACGCTGGCGATGTCGGCGAGGATCGCGTCCACGCTAGCCTTTGTCTGTTGGCACGTATAGTATTTCCATTCCATCGGTAGCGGGGTTTGTTTTGACATTTTCTGTTTGGTGTGTTAGCTCGCGTTGTAGGTGAACTATGGCTTTTTGGATGTCTTCGGTCTTTGGGTTGCCTGGTTTCTTGCCAGCCCGAAGCAGATAGGCAATCGCAACGCCGAGGTTGTAGGAGTCCTCCTGGAAGTCCAGGACCACGTCCATGGCCTCAATGCCTTTGTATTTGCCTTTGTAGTAATTTGGTGTACTCATACCCCAAAGATACTTAAGCTTAAGTTAAGTTACTTAAGTTATAATAACCAACCCTTAGCTTAAGTTAAGTATACTTAGGTCCACTTACCTAAAGACCACCTCAAGCCTTTTTGCAAAATCTTTGATTTGCGGGGCTTTTATACCCTAAAGCATATAGTTACCCCACTTTTGGTAGAAAGTGTATGCAATGGGATATAATTGGCCTCTACGGGCTTATGCGGTCCACTTGTCTATGAGCCGCTTCACGAAGTAGCCCATGCCCAGCAGGATCAGCAGGTAGAGAATCCATCCAGACGCCTTTGCGTCTTTACTTGGCGCTTGTCTGGTTATGATCTTCGTCTGGGTCAGGCGGATCGTGTCCGAGGGGCAGTCAACCTTCACCTTGACAAATCGGTCCCGATATTCAAGTTCTAGCTTGACGCGGTCCTGGTATATTACCGTGTCTTTGAGAAGCTCCAGGGTGTCTATCAGCGTCCTTGTCTGGGTTACAACGACCGTGTCCCTTACAATTACATTCTCTAGGACGGGTTTCGCACCACGGCATCCGCTAAGACCCGCAGCTAGTGCACTCGTCAGGATTATCAATATTGCAGCTCGGCTGCGGTTGGTTTTCAAGCTCATTGATGAAGTCGTCTAGAGAAGCCAATGGAATTTGGTTTTTACATTAAAACTCGGGCATGCTTTGTTTGCGAACTCGTTGTGCCCATGCAACGACAGCTCGCCGTATTCCTCACGCAGCGCCTTGATCAGATTCACCATGGTCGTTTCTTGTTCCTGGGTCATGGTGTCCTTGGCCTTGCCTTTGGCGTCTACCCCACCCACATAAACTATGCCGACGCTGTCTTTGTTATGATCCTTTGTGTGTGCACCGACCTGCTCTATCGGGCGTCCCTCTTTTAGGGTGCCGTCTAGGTAGATGACGTAGTGGTAACCAATGTCCTTCCAGCCCTGGGCGAGGTGCCACTTACGGATCTGGTCAACCGTGAAGTGCTTGCCCTCTGGCGTGGCTGTGCAGTGCAGGATGATTCGGTTGAGCTGGCGCATTGGTTTTGATTTTGTTATTCTAGGACCTCAGATTGGTTTTGATTTTCGTATCGCTGAATGAAGTTTTGTCAAATTTCATGCAAATATTGCGGATCGCGATCTGCGATAATGTGCATTCTATTGCACAATTATGCGAAGATTTGTGACTTTTATCGGACGTTATCCGAATTCGTTAACCAGATTTGACAATTCCATTCCAAAATGTTCAGCGGACTTTACACTTTGGGGATTTTCTGGTTTACACTTTGCCCTGGCTTGCGTAGGGCTTTTTGTAATTCTTTGAGCGCTTGTTGGAGCTGGCGCTCTTAGAGTGCTTCCTGCGCTTACGGCTCTTACTGACGTGGCTGGTTACGGCTTGTCCTTTTGCTGCCATTTGCAAATTTGTCTATTGAGGTTAGTCCCAGGGATCCTAGCGTGAGCAGGAGCACGGCGTTCACTAGTCCATCGCTCGGGGCGACGTCCTGGTTCGTGAAGGAGTTTACGATCATGGTCACGATCAGCGCCGTGGCGCCTACGATCCCTACGGCTCGCTTGCTGCTAACCTCGTCCCCTACCCCAAGCAGTTTAGTGATCCAGCTCATTTTTTCTTTTTCAGGTATTCCATTGCCGCCTCCACAACGCTGAGGCCCATGTAGCCTAGTCCAAATCCTATGCCTGCCTCGCTCTGCTCTGGCATGCCTGAGACCTGGATGAAGAACGGCGTCAGGAATGCGGCTGTCGCCACTCCCGAGATCACTCCTATAACGTGCTCCCAGAAGTTTTTGCCCTGGTCTCGCATGGTGCGCAGAGTAGCCCCAATGAAAGAAGGGACTAGCGCAGCTACGCTAATCCCCCACTTCGCCAGAATCTCGGTGAGTGTCACTTGTTGATTGTATTCTCGTAGGCCTGAATCAGTACACGGACTTCATCAAGTTGCATTAAGAGGTTCGCCTCTTGCTGCTTCAATGCCTCCAAGCGTTGTGTCAAATGTTCCATTAGTAGGG